GGAACTTTTGCAATAAAGTGTTTAGACATCTGTTCACACCATTTATGGAACAAAGCATTCTGATTTAAACTGCGAGGATTAGTGTATGGTAATAGTTTAATCGCTATGGGTTTAGAATAGTCCCAATCTAAAATCTTTTTGATTAAGTGTGGCATTTTTTTTTCGGCTTCGTGTTTATTGTTAAACTTCACAAACACCCCCTGTGTTAGATCAATTTTTTCTTCAGCCATTTTTGAGATAGAGTCATCGTGGTTTTGTGTCTGTTTCTGTTTCTATAGGTACCTGCGTTAAAGTTTTCTAAAATCAACTCTTCATCAGTGCAGATTGATGAACCATTTAGTCGATATCTGATAGTACTAGAAGATTGTCCAGAAATTTCTGCTAACTCTTTTACAGTGTAATAACGTCCGTTGACTAGATCTTTTGACTTACCCTCATATAATATTTTCTTGGCTTTAAATAACTGTGCCATGTATCTCTCCATCATAGTAATATCCTAATTTATTAAGATAATACTCTTTCATCATCTCTCGATCTTCAGGATCAACCCAGCTTATGTCTGCCAACTGCATCTCAGGGGTTTTATCTCTTAGCCTGTTTTTCTTTTTAGCTAGTGGTGAACTACCTCCGCGATCTTGCGACTTAGATAACCAACGAACAACGAAGCTCTTTATACCCCTAGCCGTCTTTCTTTTTGTAGGATTAGCGTCTAACCAAGACTCCATCGCCATCAATTCTTGATGTACATCTACCGCTGGATATGCTCTTTGCCAAGCAATAATGTCTGTTTCTTTAGGTTGCCATACCTCTTTAGTGTTTAATAACATCGACTTCCCCAAATGCTAGTTGATAAAGATGAACTTCTAGTTTTTTAAAAAAAGAATCCATCGGTTCTAGTTCGTTGTACTTTTTCTTACCGCCATCTTCTCGCTCTATTAGACCATCGGAGTTCTGGCCTTTTCTTTTTATTTTGCAAGTTTTCCAGTAATCAGATTTCCTACACCATCCCATAAATTCAACACTTTCTGCAAGCTTTTCTCCCTTTGGGATTTTAACACTTGAAAAAATATAATAATGACAAGGATAGTTTTTTTGATACAAATTAACGTGAGTGTCATAACTAGGCTGACAACTTACAGTGCGTTGTTTTGCCTTCATATCAACAGTTGCGTTACCTATAACAATATCAAAATGATAACTACTTTTAGCAGTATATTGATGCTCTAAACCTTTATCGTTTAACACGTCTAAAAAAACAAGCTCTGCTAAGTTACCTGCGTATTGACCCGAACCTTTTTCTAGCATTGTTTTGCCATTGAAAGATTTATTCGTAGCCATATTTAAAGCTTCTTTATGGTTAGATTTTGATGGCGTTAATATCATGTAAACCTCCTACAGTTTAGTATTTTTTTGCATTATATAAATATTCATCACCATTATCTAAATCATCAATAAATCCTTTTATAACTGACCTAAAATGTTTATTTTGTACTAAAAATTGTTGAATAATATTATGTAAAGTTGATCCAGTTATTTCTACTGACCCATACCAAGTTTCCAAAGTTGCCTTTGCTTGATAATAATGACTAGGTACTTTCACGACAGTATTTCTAATATCGTTTTCTTTTATTTTTACAGTAACATTCTTATTATGCTCAATGCCTTTTATGTTAATTGCCATTTGTATCTCCTATGGCTCGGTCAAGCCTCGCCTGTTATTAAAATAAATTTCTTGATATTTCTTGATTTTATTAAAAACACTTTTAAACCCTTTTACTTGTCAGAGTAAAATTTACGATCTGAGGGCTTTGCGACTCAGCGGTTACTTCGTATTCGTATCGGATATCCAACCTATCCATCAGCAGAAACCGATCTGCTTCAGGGGCTATGTCTGGAGGGTCAACCACGCTCTGACGTTTTATCTAAGGAGTCCGTCAGCCTCTAGCCCGAATACTTTGTTAATTAAATAGTATATTTACCAAAATGTATAGCTAATATTTATATTACCCTAAGAAAGACTCTACGCTTATATCTAAAGCATTACATACACGCTGTATCGTGTGCAGTTTCATATTAGATTGAGTGCGCCAGCGCAAAACTTGTTGAGGAGATGTTTTAGCTATTTTAGCAAACTCTACACTGCTAATACCTTTCTGTTCTTGAGCGGCTATAACGCATTTGCCTACGTGAATTAATTTCATTAGTTTGAATCCTATGTTATATTTATTGCGTCACTTCCCCCGAGTGACTTACCTCCTATGGTTTGCCCCCCGCAAGGGGGGCTTTTTGACTAAAAGGGGATGTCATCAAAGGTATCTTCTGCTACTTGTTGCGGCACACTAGCAGTTTCACTATCAGACCAAAACACTTTTACGTTACCTAATATTTTAGGACGATCAGCACCTGCATCACGCTCTTCTTTAGTTTGTGAATGTGATATAAAACCATTGTTCTCATACTCATCCTGATTATCTAGATCTACGAATGTTGTCATATCTAAATAAACTCCTTTTGCTCCTTTGTATAACTTAGACTTATCAATCTTGCTCACATCTATTTTTACGCTAATTCCTACCTTGCTCATAATAGCCTCCTAGTTGGCTTCTCTAAATTCACTTGTTTTCATTGTTGCTCTTTCTTTTGTCGTAAATACACCGCCCTTGCTAGGGGCAATCCACAATAACTCTTTCTCTGTTGTTGATAATTCTTTCCATGCTTCATTGGCTGTTGCGTAGTCGCCAGTAGCAATCCCATCTTTAATAGCTTTAACGCTTGGCATCAAATCCATAATCATATCTTGATACTTTTCTTGTTCTGACTTTTCTCCTCGAAGCATTGCAGATTCGGCATCATCATCAGCAGTTGGTATACCTGCGATAGATTGCAAAGCGTACCGTCTTGCGTACGTTATTGCAGATCCAGAAGCCTGTGGGTCTTTCTTGACCGTAGGCAGGGTGTACTCCATCTCTAGCCATTGACCAGATATGTGCATCAACCTAGTTGATACTCCAACTCCATGCTCGTTGCTAACAGGGAACTGGGTATAACTCAGACCGTTATCAGCAAACGGTTGCTTGATAGCCTTAATAACTGAAGTTAAATCGGCATAACTAGATTTGAAAAAAGGATTAGAGCTGTCTTTAACAGCACCTCCCATTTGACCTTGCGCGTTACATAATGCGCTTGCCAGTTCATTGATTAATTCACTTGACTTCATGTTGACCTCCTACAGTCTCTTGTTTTGTGTACTGCTCACCATAACCTAGCTCGTAAGCCTCTGATTGACCCTCTAAGGCAGGGTAGCCAAGAACGCAGTCATACTCACCGCGCTCATAGTCGTTTAACTCGTTGATATTCATTACGCTACCTCCTGATCGTACCAAGCTAAAGTCCCGTAAGATGGCTTGCGCCCTTTAAACTCTTCCAGCCAACGATCCAGAGTAAAATCGTTAAGTTTGTAAACGGCTACAGTAGCAAGATCCAGATAGCTCATGTCAGTAGGGTGTACCCAGTAAAAGTATCCGTTACCTTTTTCTAATTCCCAGCCAGCCTCTATCTTTTGAACTGCTTTGTTAATTTTTTTAGTAGTTAATTTCATTTTTATTGCCCTTGTTTTATTGATTGAGTTTACATTATGGACTATGTAATCTTAAATGTAAACTGTTTTGTTAATTATTTATACGAAAAAATGCCCCGACTAGCGAGGCATATGGATTTAGTAAGACCAAATAGAGGAGGGGAAACCATCCTCTTCTGTGCAAACATCTAAGTGAATAAATCTACCAGTGCCTTTTTGCTGTACACCGATTCTTTTAACACCATGCTTTTGTGCCACTCTAATGATCTCTAAGGCGTTTTCTCCAGAACATAATATATCAACTGCCTTTCCGTATGTATGCGATCCTAGACGCTCTTTACGCGCTTCTATGGGGTGTTCTGGTGAACGGTAAGCACTAGACAGCGGAAAGCTAAATCCACACTCGTGTCTTATCTCGTTTAACATTTTTAGGAAGTCAGGGTCAAACCCTTCTTCTCCTGTTGCTTTGCATTTTAATTCTTTAGGTTTAAAGTAATTCAGTGTTTCTTTTTTCTTAGTCATTTTCCGACTCCTTTTATGCGCTCTGCGCTACGTAATCCACCAAGACCTAACATACCCATCAAGACAGGTAGCATAACAGATGTATCAGCTTGTGGGATATCTACACCAAAACCAGCGGCTAAAGGTGCGACTAGGAAGTTGACTGCGAATCCGAGGACACAGACCCACCCTGTTGCTGGTCGCCAGCTAGATTGAAACCAGTTGCCTTTAGCTTCTGCTTTGTTGAGCTCAATCTGAGCGACTGCGAGTTCCTGCGCGTGGCGTTCAGAAAGCGTTGAGAGTTCAAAAGCAATCTTCTGTTTTTCGGAGGCATCAGGTATCCATTTGTCAAGCAAACCAGTAACTGGCTGAATAAGGGAGGTTAAAAGATCCATTACATTATCTTCTCTAATACGAATAGACCAATGATGAGGGGGTACATACCCCACAGCATCATCTCAGTCTTTTTAAATCTAATAGAACCCTCATCAAGGCGCTTCTCAATAGACTGGAACTTCATTTCAATAGCTTCCATACGCACGGCACATTCTCTTTCGTGAGCTTCTAGTTTAAGTAACGCCTCTTTGACAGTTGCCATTAGTTTTCCTCGTCTACCGCTTCATCAGTTTCTAACTGTTGTGTTAGCATATTCATAAATGCATCACGGCCAACACTTAACTGATCTAAGTTAAAACGAGTGCTTGCTATCTTTCTGTCTAAGTCAGCAACATGATTAACCATTGCTTGTTGTTCTTCAGACATATCTTCTAGGGTGTAATCTACATCATTGATTGTAATGGGAGTTGTTTTTTTCTCGCCCATGTTAATCTCCTTTAGGTTAGTGAACTTCTATTTTAAAAAAATACTGCATATAG